TCTTTGCTATTTTTTCCATTTCCAGCCATTCATCTTCTGAAAAGGTTGTTCGTATTTTAGCAGCTCCTATTGATCCTTCGAGAAATGGATTTTCTTTTTCTAATAGTTTTTTCTTTGCTTTAATTTCATCTTCCAGTTTTTTTAATTTTCTTTTTTGATTCCATTTAGGGCTTCTTAATCCGTTTGGAAGTTTTGGAAAAGTTTTAATAAAAGATTTTAATTCTGATTCAAGTTTTGTTATTTCATCTGACAAGGATTTAAACATTGGATTTTTAACAGTTTTTGGAGCCATTGGTGAAACTTCCTGTGCAGCTTTACTTACTGCATCATCAAGAAAATCAAACTTATCTGCTCTTTTGTCAAAATTATTAAATAGTTTTTTTGCTTCTGGACTTCTGTTTGCAAGACCCGGAAATACTGCTGGCAAAACAAAACCTCCAGCAGTTATTAATATGCTTTCAGATAATGTTCTTGTCCTGTCTATTTTTCTTTTGAGTAATTCTTCTCCACCGAGAGCCATTCCCACCTTGCTGCTTCGAGCTAGTCTGCTTCCAGTAAAGAAAAATCTACCAGCTTTTGCGAACATAAATAAAGCTGTGGGATCAGTCAGACCTCCAAGTATTCTTCCAACAATGTAACCCGGCGAACTGGTTGCATATTCGTCATCAGATTTTTTTCGTTGCAATAGCCAATATGTTTCTTCAGGAGATTTGGAATGAATAAAATATCCCATATCCTCTATATGATTTGCTAGTTGAGGATCATAATAAACATTGTATCCTTCAACGGATTTAATGTCCTGTCTTTCGCTTGTGGCGTGAGCAATGGACATAGCGAAAAGATTTTCTTTAACATAACCAAGACCAGCACTTTTGCCGAAGTTTTTAAAGTCACCCCATGTCCAAGCTGTGTCAGGAGTTATATCAATAGATTTAGAAGGTGTTCCTATGGTTCGTATAAAATCACCCATTAATATATATCCATTTCATCTCTTTCAGGATCATCTTCTTGTTTCCATATCATTCCTCCATCCATCCATTTTTTAATAAGAAAGGCATCTTGTTCCAGTCTATGAAAGTGTCCAGTTAAGCCCTTTGTTATAGCCATATCTGCATCTATTCTCATTTGACCTAAGACTGTATCCTCGGCTGCTGTATTCCAATCTCCTATGTGTGTTTTGTCGCCAGTCTTTAAATATAGGTTCATATGTTTATTGTGAAATGTTCCTTCTTTTACCCATTTGTTTGTTACATACGCCATATCTGTCAAGGCAAGAAATAAAGGACTGTTCTTTGCATTGGTAAAATCAATGTCTGGATAAAGTGCTTTAATGTAATTTTGTTTTTCTGGAATAATAACATCTAAGAATACATTAATTGAATCTGCCATTGTTAAAAATTCAGAACCATCCATCAATCCTTTCATTGTATATTTTTGGCTTAATTCTGTTGTGCCAGTAGAACCATTGATAAGAGCATCCATAGCATCTTTATTATTGAGGCTAAAACCGTGACCTACTGTTGGATCGTACATTCCCCATTTTTCCATATTAGCCATTAGCATTGGATTCAACAAGGAATTTAGAGCTTCTTGTCGTG